AATGTAAAGGTGCACGCACTAAAGAATCTCCTATCTCGCCAACGCCTTTAAGCGCCATTATAACGAGATTAGGAGATTCGATTACAGCAGATCAATGAGGGCTTCTTACGTAAAACTAACCAAGAGACAAGGCGGGGCGCACGTTTCACCGTGGGTTTATCGCCCAAACTACCTGCATATAAGAAGGTTGTCTCATGTCTACTATGTAACTAGTATAACACGAAACAACCTTTTTGTCAAACTATTAATTTTTATTGATCAAACGATTGTTTATAATTAAACGTTTGTTTATATCATTCTAGTTAACTATAAAATTATTGTTTAAACGAACGTTTGTTTAACTATTTCTTAGGAAATATAGAACGATTATTTCTTGGGAAATATTAGTCTTTTTTACCGTAACTACTGTTAGATCGTAGTCTTGTTAAAAGAACATCATTTTTACTGTCTTCTTTATTTTTTTCATCAAACGTTTGTTTAAACATTTCAAGGTAATCAGGTTCAATCACATATACTTTCTGATCAAACGTTCGTTTAAACTTGTAAAGTTCGTGGGTCATACGAATCATCATAAAACCCGCAAAAACGATAGACATGGATTGAAGCACAAGAACCGCAATAATTGTTTGTAAAACCGAAGAATCAATAATCATTTTAAACACTCCTTAAATAAACGTTTGTTTAATTTCATTTTCTACATCATTATATAGCGCAGCTAGATATTTAATTCCTGTGCGAATAATTTCATCATAACGACCTGTATAATTTGTGTTTACAGCGTCATAAAATGTATCCGTATTAATCTTGACAAACCATAAAAATTTGTCAGTAGATAAGGGATGCGATTCAAAGAGACTATATAATTCATTAATGTCATTTTTCATTTTAGTAAAATTTCTACTAATTGGTTTCTTACGTAGTTCTATTTCTAACGAACCTACAACAACATTAAAATGGTTCATTTTTTAACCTCCACAATTTCAGTCTCAACATCCTGCCACATTTTAATTACTTTTTGAGTCATTTCAGCGTCTAGAAGTCGTTCCATTTTGTAAGCCGCATCTTGTTCATCTGTCCAGTAAGCCCATTCCAGACCAAAATCAAATAAGTATTTACCTTCAACATTCTTTAAAATATACATTAATTTTCAACCCCCCATAAAACTTTCAATTTTAAATAAGTTTTTTCTTCCTATAAATTCATTACATTTAGCCGCACATTGTTCAGCTTCTAATTTTGTTTCAAAAACATAAGCATACGATAATTCTTTACCTAGTATAAGTTTAACATACGGTAAATTCAATGAGATATCAAAGTGACTACTCTCAAAGTCAACAAAATACGAATGTTTGTTAGTTACTATATATTTCTTCATTCTTCAACCTCCAATAATTCGTCTATTACCATTTGACCAACAGCTACGCCATCAATGTGACCCCAATCCACAGGGTCAACGTCTACATGAAATTCTGTTACATTCCAACCTTGAACTTTTGGCTTATAAGTGAGCAGGAGACGAGAAAGACTAGCTTTCCCGTACACCATAATTGTAACAACCTCACTTTTATCAGCCTTTTTCTGGACGATACTTACTTTGTAATTCTGTGAAGATTTTGTCATAATCTGCCTCACCTTCTTTAACGAATTGACATTCGACAATTTCTTCTACTGTCATACCGACAATGTAGCCAACCTCATTTAAATCTAGTTCGGTATAACCTATAACAGTATGTTGACCGTAATCATCCTTTGTTACAATAACCATCCAGTAAGAGTCATTAAATTGTGTCATATTTTATTCCTCCTGTTAAGTCATCAAACTTATTTTCTTCTGTTACAGTAAATTCTTCGTCTCTTATTACGGTTGATCTTTTATTTATTGTAGGCTTTAAACCCATATCTAGTAAATATCTACAAACCTTCTGCGCTTGTGAAATGGTTTCTAATTGAAAACATTTTTCTATGTCGTTGTTTGATAAATTACCGTATACCTTATCCATGTCTAACTTTATTATTTCTTCCGATAAATCACTATACGAGACATGACTAACATACATTTTACCTACAGTAATAAAAATAATTTTCTTTTGAACATTTTCAATCATACTAATTCACCCTTTACTTTGTATTCGTTATTGAACTTTCTTTCACTCATGATCGACAATTTATTATCACTTGAAACAAGAACCATAGCACCGTATGGACAGACAAACGGTCTACCATCTTTAAGTATGATAATGAGATCAGCAGACCCATTGACTTGAACATCTTTAGCACATGTCATAACATGTCTTTTTATTTCATCTAAGTTGTTTAAGTTCCACTTAACAGCTTCATAAGTAGAAGAATGATAATATTTATGCATATCTCCAAATGTCCTCCTTCAATGTATAAGGTGCGTCTACAAGAACAATCCCACCTTTTACATGTCTAGGTGCTAGTCTAGTTCCTGTATACCCTATTTTAAATTCCTCAAAAGGAACGATATTTCTTAACGTTTCAGGCATACCTGCACATGCTACTTTTCTTTTACGTGTTGTTGCTTCTTCTTCACCGCATGGTTTAACAGTTTCTACACCGTCTTTTATTACCTTTTTAGCATAAAGATTTAAGAAATATGCCTTACTTCTTACATATTTACCTGTTTCAAATGTCGCTTCGTGATCCCAGAAACCTAACTTCTTACTGTCAATCTTATCAGCAATTTCAGGTATGTCTTCATTTCCTGCAACATGAACACTGTCAGTATCTGCATATATGAATCTATCATAACATGATTGTCCTGTACGAACGGTCATACATCTACCATATGCCGTTATAAAAGAACCCATAGCCGTGTAAACTGGCTCTGATAATTCTCTCGGTTTCATCTTAAAGCCTAGTGAACCATCTTCTTTTAATTCTGGATACTTACCTGTAACGTCAGGGTTAGTCGCAAACTTACCATATAAATTGTTAAGCATTAGTTTTGCTAGTTCTCGTATAGCGCCCTCGCTATTCATTTTTATGTTCATCCATTTGTCAATGAAAGTTTTGAATATTCCTCTAACACCTTTAAATTTGTAGCCGCCTAGATATTCAACACAATTTAACTTATAGTTTTCTAAGAATAGTTCTAGCTCTACATTAGTTAATGTTAGTTTAACTTCATAACCTCTACTAGATGTAAGATACTCACTACCCTTAAATTTCAAAGGTTCATTCTTAACCTGTATCATTGGTATTTTGCCCTCTTTTAATTCAAAGATGCATGATATTTGTTGTATGTAGAGAGGGTATTTTTCATCTGGTTCATACTTTCCTTTAAATCTTACAGGAACACCATATGGTAACAATTCTTTATACATAATAGCAGGGTACATAGAATTAACGTCATACACTCTACCTTTGTTAATTACTACGTTTGCAAACTTAGGGTTTAACCAAGTGAAACCACCTTTATAAGATAACCGTATAAAATCATCTGTCAACATATCCAAAACAGGGAAGGTCTTCTCAAATTGTTTCTTACCATATATCGACTTGAACCCGTTTAAACTATCTGAACCAATTGTCATTTTCTTTAAACCTTGTTCAAATTGAATTTTAAGCGCATCAGCAATTATTTTTATATCGTTATAAATGTACTTATATTCTTCTTCGGTTATTTTGTGCCCTACAGGTCTATAAGCGTCATAGTCTATATCGCCTTTTAATTGGGGTAGATTAAAGGCTTTAGCTATAACTTTAACAGGATAAGGTAATTTCTTATAACTATCGTATATGACTGTGTGAATCTTCTTACCTGAATTTGTGTACCCGTAACAGATATCATATCTGTACACAGCGTTATCACGAGATATCACACCGTTAAAAGTCATAGGTTCAGGCTTTCTCTTATCTGACCATTTGAAACCATTTTGCAATAACCAGATTAGAATAAATTCACCATCAAAACGCAAGTTATGAAAGTAAAGATCAGAATTACATTTTGCAACCCATTCCATAAATTCATCTAATGAATTACCTATTTTATAATTACTGTCTCTACCTATTTCCATGTAACCATATGCCCAAACCCTACAGTCTAACGGGTCGGTTGTCGTTTCAAAGTCACATGAGTATTTTTTTCTAGCCATTATTTTTTAACCCCTATAGTTCTTATCCTGTGTACTAAAAAAATCTAGCTTTCCCTGTTCGTATAAATCTACATAGGACTCTAAAATGGCTACGTTATCTTCTTCGGCTGTCATTAGTTGCCCTTCACTATCCCAGTTGTTAAATGAAAATTCGTTAAATGTATAATACATTTCTAAAAAATGATCTGCTCTTATTCTTCTTAACCTTTCAACAAGATTACGAGTAATTTCAGGGTCGGAAAATGTTCCTTCTATTGATCTGATCAGGTTATCCTTAAATGTTTCTTGTCTCTTGTCAAAATTATATTCGTCTGACAGTCTCATCAAATTTTCAACGTATTTATAAACATCTTCGGCATTCATAAACTTAGAAGAATTGAAGTCAAAATCTTCTATAGGTCTGTAAATGTCTTTCACTCTAGCTTGTATTCTCGCTTGTTCTTCTGCTGTTTGTCCTGTCTTTATTCCACGTTCCACTGTCTCTTTCGCATTTAACTTAGACATTACTTCTTCTACTTTTTTGTTATATTTCTCGATCATATTTTCAATATTCTGAACATCTATTTCAGAAATCGTTAACCCGTACTGATTCGTTCTGAATTGAAAGTTTTTATTGTTCCTTCTGGTAACATCTTTCATGTCTCTTTTCCAGAATTCAAAACTTTCTTTATCGGAGAATTCCGAAAAGCTAGGAATATTAACCCTGTCAGTAAGGTCAACACCGTGGTTTTTCTTTATTCTACCTAACTTAGATTTTACGTTCCTGACCAGACGTTTGTATTCGTCTTTGTCAGATTGCGTAAGATCATTGTCTCTATTTCTAGGCACGACATTTCACCTCCTTTAAATTCTACATAAAACCCGTTCTTCTCCACTTCCTTATAGAAGTGCAGGTCTATAAACATGTCAAAGTTGTACATGGTTTCATTAGCGAACCTTTTCAAAGACTTGTAAAACTTCTTTCTGTTTTCTTCGTATTTTTCTAAAAATTTTGCTTGATACAATTTTCTTGAAAAAAAGAACACGACACCTTCACAAGATGCCGTGTATTCACTTTCCTTCAAGTTATGGTATACGCCATCCCTTGTAGCAGCCATACCATAACCTCCTTTATTAGCCTACGATTTTAAGAACAACTTGTTTGCCTGTTCCGTTCGGTGCAGGTTTCTTTTTAACCTGTACTTGTACAGGAACGTAATTTTCTTCATGCGGGTATCCAAACTTTTTGAAGAACTCATTCAGCGTATGGTTAGCCGACTTAGATGACGTAACGTAGATAAGTCCTTGCTTATCATCAAACAAGTATGAGATAACGCCAAATTCTCTGAAACCTGTATCTTCATTGATACGGTCGTACGGGTTAAAGATAACACGGTCTACATTGATCACGGTGTTTTCTGAATCATTCATAGACTTAACGTCTTCACGGTCTGAATCTTCACCGTCCATCAAGTTGAATAACTCGATTTTTTCAGCACGATCTTTTGTTTCAAATGAGAAGTATTGTTGGTATTTTTTCTTACGTTGGAATTTACCGTTTTCGTCTTTATAAATGATGAAGTCATCGCCATCTTCTACAATCGTTTGTACTGGTAATTGTTCTACGTCTTCTTTATTCACAAGTTCAGTTGTATTTTCTTTAGCCATTTTTGGTTTCCACCTTTTAAGTTTTATAGTTTTAAAGCTGATAGCTTAGCCGCCATAGTTAAGCTATTTTATTTTAAGATATCGAAAGCCGCAGGGTCGTTGTTCTTACGCTTCTTTTACTTGCTCTGTAGGTGCAGGAATCTTTTCACCTAGTTCAGCAAATTTTGTTGTTTCCATTCGGTAGTATTCAGTGCTAGGCTCAACCTTACTTACTGTAGCAGGTGATTCACCTTTACGTAGTTGGTTTAGCTTTTGTTGCGCTTTGTCCGCAGGAACATTTCCTTCCAGTGTGATAGGTTCAATTGGTTCAGCGATCATAGTTCCGTCATCGTTCATTTTAACAATGTGTGCTTCTACTTTCGTTTGAGTGATTTGTCTTGTAATGAATTTTGCCATTTTCTCTTTTCTCTCCTCTTAAAATCCCGTATTTTAGAGCGTTTCTCTTGCTCTATTAATAGAATACACTATTAAAAACGGAAAATCAACATAAAAGTACAAAAAACTGCAAAATTTTTTATTTTGACTAGTTATTTCCTATTATATAGGTGTCGAAAATTTACCCGTATTGGTATAATTAGCATATAGAATCGACAGGAGGTGACACAAGGTGGCATATACACGAGAAGAACACGAAGAATTACTTGTCGAATTGACAAGTCCTGATCTAACCGAAGAACGGAAATTTGAAATTCTTCAAAACATCCGTGCTGATCACGGCGAAGTAGTCGAGACGATTTCTAAAAACACGCAAGAATTAGAGCATTTGCGTAAGGACAATCTTGACTTAACAACGACAAATAGTCGCTTATTCCGACAACAAGGAATTGAAGCCGACCCTGAACTATCAAAACAGCAAGAAGAAAAAGACCGTCATCAAACTATCACGATTGACGACATTATCAATCAACCAAAAGTAAAGGAATGATAAACATTGGCTATTTCAAGAAATGCACTGTATCAGTACAAAGAGTCATTCGGAACAGACACGTTTGATCTCATTAACGCTATTAAAAACAGTAGCCCTAAATTACAAGAGTATTACAAGGACTCTATCAATGCGGACAACATTGCAAAGTTTGGTGCAGGACTCCAAAACTCCCAAACCCTACAAAACGAATTTGTTACAGCTTTAGTAGACCGTATCGCCTTCCATATTTTACGTCAAACTTTCTTGATGAACCCATTAGCAAAGTTCAAAACGGGCGCTATGCCTTATGGCCGTAAGATCGAAGAATCTTTCGTTGACATTACACGGGAACACGAATATGACCCAGAAGAAGCAGAAACAACGCTTTTCAAACGTACAATTCCAGATGTTAAAACACTCTTCCATGAAATCAACCGCAAAGGACGTTTTGATCAAACGATTCAGGAAGAAAGTTTATTGGCTGCCTTCACAAACGGCGCTCAATTCGATTCCTTCTTATCACAAATTATCAATTCAATTTACAATAGTTCAGAAGTTCAAGAGTTCTTGTACATGAAACTATTGATCGACAACTACTATTCTAAAGGGCTATTTAAAGTTGTTAAAGTGCCTACACTTGACACAGAAGCTAACCTTAAAAAGTTTGTTGAGGCGACACGTGAACACTCACTTAATATGACTTTATCTTCTGGCTCTCGTGAATACAACGCTATGGGTGTTCATACAAGAACAAACCCTTCTGATCTGCACTTGATTATCTCTAACAAGTTACGTGCAAAAATGGATGTCAATGTCTTGGCTTCTGCTTTCAACATGGACAAAACGGACTTTATGGGTAATGTCACATCTATTGATAAGTTCGGTGTAGTTGATATTCAAGCCGTACTCGTAGATAGCAACATTTTCATGATCTACGACCAAGTACAAAAAATGGTTTCTACGTATAACCCTAAAGGTCTTTACTGGAACTATTTCTTCCATATCTGGCAACTAATGAGTATGTCACGATTCCATAACGCCGTTGCATTCGTCTCTGGCGATGTTGACGCTGTTACACAGGTTATTGTAGACCCGCCATTGTCAGAAGCTAAACAAGGTGCAACCCTTAACTTCTCCGCGCTTGTTCGTACAACTGACGATAAGGAATATACGCCGGTATGGTCAGTCGAAGTTCCTGCGGGCGTTACACTTGATGACGGCACAGAAATTACTCAAGAAGGCGTTCTAACTGTTGGTGCTAACCAAGAAGGACAAGTAACTGTAAAAGCTACAGTCACTTATAAGGATACTGATGGAACGACCGATAAAACGCAGGTTGGTCTTGGTGAAGTCATTATCGTTAAATCTTTCCAAGCTGACGTAATGTCCTAATGGTTATGTTCCAAGGCGTAGCAGGTGAAAATATTCCTGCGGGTTCACTTGTACGCCACATGTCACAAGATGGGAAACTTACTGTTACCTTAGCCCGTGGTGAAAAGCCAGACTATTTCACTACTAGACAATTAACAGAAGGTAAAGACATTACTATCAATTTATTACAACTTCCTTACTGGCGTGTAAAAACTAACGAAGACTTAGAAGCAGGTTCACCCGTCAAGACAGATTCAGAAGGTTTTCTAATTAAAGGTACTAGTTCAGATAACATGGGTTATGTATTGAACACTAGTAAAAAAGGTTCATATAATAATTACGTTATCGGTCAAGCTGTTCAACCTACTACTATTAATGACGTAGAAGGTTTAGAAGGTACAGGTTATGAATTGGCAACTAGTGACACTCCTGACGAAGCCTTGTCTGCTTTAGGTGCTACAAGTGTAGGAACTAACGTACTTCAAGCTAGTTCAGCCGCAAATGCTAGAACAGCTATAGGTGCAGGAACTCCTTATACTTTACCTAAAGCAACTATCGACACTTTAGGCGGGATGAAAAAAGCAGGTTATGTAAATGCTATGCCTGCTAACGCTGATCTTACAATGTGTGTAGACAGGGTGAACCAAATTTTAGCGGCGTTAAAATCGTCCGCAATTATGTAAAGCAGGTGTTTTAAATGGCTATGCCTCCACTTTCAGCCACACAATTCAGGTTGTTAGCTGATGTACCTTTTAAAAGTGATTATAAACACGTAAGACACTTTACTAGTAGACAGCAACAACTTGATTATTTTAAGAGTAAACGTACGTTAGCTTCTTCTGGTGAATTAAATTTTACACCTGTAGACGGTGGCTCTGTATCCGTAAGAATAGATGAGCACATTGATAAAATCAGAGAAGCAACATATATTTACTTCCAAAATAAATACAGTGATAAAATCTATTACTGTTTTGTAGAATCTTTAGAGTATGAAAATACTTCTGTAACTAACATTATATTTAAATTAGATGTGTTCCAGACTTATTTCCTAGATTCTACTTTTAATGACACTTTCGTAGTTAGAGAACATTGTAAGTTATACGAGAACGGGCAACCCGTGGTGAACACGCAACCTGAAAACTTAAACTACGGTTCTGAATATGAAAATGTATGGTCTTATGAGTACAAGCCTAAAGATGGCGTAAAGTGGATGGTTTTTATTACTAAAAACAGAATTGATAATAATTCTGATGATGATAAGGTGAAGGCTTCCATAATCGGAACGCCTCAACCTTTATCGTATTATCTAGTACCTTTCCGAGACGATAATTCAGCGTTTACCGTGAAAGATAAAGATAATGAGGGTGAAAACCTACCTTTAACCACAGCGATTACAGCTTTAAACGAATTGTACAAAACGGAAGACTATGTAAATAACGTTGTTAGCTGTTATGTTACTGAATACTTTGGTGTAGATTTTACTGTATCAAGACCTGCACCAGATGCGATCGAAATGATAACCCTTCCTGACACTGATAAATATAAATTCAATGTCGTAGATATAGGACAGGGAACCACAGAAATAAGTGTAATTAATGTAGAACACATTGAAAGTTTTGACTACATTAATGAAAAAATCACAGACGATAAATATTCTTTAGTATCAAAACCAGAAGAAAGTAAACTATTAATGCATCCTTACACTGTATTAGTAGTAGATGATTTTAAAGGTAATAGAGCTGAATTCAAACTTGAATACATCAATAGTAAAACACTAGAATTTCAGTTAAAAGGTAGCCTAGGGTTGTCTAACAAAACTAGTTTAGGAATAGTTGATTATAACAACGGCGGCGCATTTGATAGGATGAAACTATCTAACGAATATGCGTTAATCAACAACAACCCAACGGATGTCCCTATCTTGAATGAATATCTAGCGAGTTACCTACAAGGTAATAGAAATAGCATGATGAATCAGGCTGACAGTTTGCTCTTTAATGGTTTAACAAATGCTTTGTCAGGTGGTATGGCTAGTGCGGCTAATATGGGTAGTCCAATGGGTTCCCCAATCGGTGCGGCACAAGGTGCTATATCTACCATTCAAGGACTAGGAAATACAGCCCTGCAATTAAATGGTATGATGGCTAATTTAAAAGATATTAGTAACACACCTCCTAACTTAACAAAGCAAGGTTCTAACACAGCTTACGAAGTAGGTAACGGGTATAATGGTATGATGTTCACTATTAAGCAAGTGAAAGGTGAATATAAAAAGACATTATCAGACTACTTCAAAATGTTCGGCTATAAAATTAATGAGGTTAAGAAACCAAACATTAAAACTCGTAAAAGTTGGAACTATGTAGAAACAAAAGAATGTAATCTACAGGCTTCTATACCTAACGAATCATTAGCAGAACTTAGAAACATTTTTAATAACGGCGTTACACTCTGGCACACTGATAATATACAAAACTATAGTTTAGGGAATGAGGTGGTATAAATGACCAGACGTAAAAAAGGTAAAAATTCATTTAAAAGCGTAAATGAAATTACTAGGCAACGGGGTGTAGATTGGTTTACACACTACAATAGATACTTAAAGAATATAGCTCTACAAATGTTTGAATGGAAAAACCTGCCCGTTTCAGTTGATCCACGCTATCTAGAAATGTCGTTACACGGGTACGGTTATGTATGCTTCGTAAAAGATAAAAACTTGGGTTATATAGTAAGTCAAGGTTCTATGTCTGGAACATTGAATCACTACCTAATGCCTACCCACTTTCATGCTGTTTCTGGTAGGTATAGGGGTACATTCCCTATCTATAGGTATGCAGATATCAAACCAGATAACGCCTGTGTAGTAGTTACTAATAATGACGTATTGCAACCGACTTATCCGTCTTTACGTATGTTCGCACAAGAACTAGCTAATACAAAACAGATTAAAAGTGTCAATCTTAAAGCTCAAAAGACACCCGTTTTCATTGCTGTTAATGGTCAAATGGATAAGCTAACATGGCTTAACGTATTTGACGAGTATGATGGTAACGCACCTGCCATTATGGTTGACAAAAAGCTAGACCTAAAAGCTATGGAAGTTTTTAAAACTGACGCACCTTATGTGGTAGATAAAATCGACCTAGAATTTATGGCTCTCTGGCGTGAGGTTATGATGTACTTAGGTTATAACACAGCAAATACGGAGAAAAAAGAAAGACTTAACACGGCAGAAGTTCATAGCAATAATGAACAAATAGAAGCCAGTGGAAATGTCATGTTAAAAGCTAGAAAAGAAGCGTGCGCCAACATTAATGAGTTATACGGATTAGACGTAGATGTAGAAATACGTCAAGAAGTATTTGATGATATGAAAGCTATTCTACAGAATGAGGTGGGTAACAATGTCCAGTAGAACCACCGAACTTCGATACCTTGTAGAAATGCATAGTCAACACATGGAAAATGTGTCGCAGGCTGAAAAAATAGAAATAGGTAGAAAGAAAATATTTAACTTTAAATACCCTTTCTTTAGCGAAACTTACAGATCGGTATTTGAAACTAACTTTCTACGAACTTTCTACTTTCATGAAATAGGTTTCGAGACGGAAGCACAATTTTTCTTTCATCTTGAAACTTGGTTAAATGTAAATATGGGTTATTGGTCTAAGATGTTCGAGTCGGAACTAATAGAATTTGACCCTTTGAAAAACGTTGATATTACTAGGGATTATAACAAAAAGAATAATAAAGAACAGGATGACACCAGAAATACCGATAGTTCTTTAAATTCTCAAACTGATAGAACTAGTAATGTAAAAGGCGATAGTAGAAATGATCAGACTAATCGCCAAGTAGATAAAGCGTCTCAAACTGATGATGACTTTAATAGAAATGTTGATAGTAAGATGCCTGATACCCGTCTTACTCTTACAGCAAATGACGGTGAGGGTGCTTTACCTTATGCGTCAGAAATAAAAGAGAACACGGCTAATAAAAAGCGTGGCTCTGATAGAACTAGCGATGTAACAGGTTCAGACATTGGAAAAACTGAAACAGATGCCGTAGGTAAAACCGACTCAAAAAGTACAGCCAACACCAAAGATACATTTAATAGTTCCATCAACAATGTAGAAGATTATATATTTCATGAATTTGGTAAAGCAGGCACGGAAACTTATAGCGAGATGCTAGAAAAATACCGTGGTACTTTACTAAGGATTGAACGTATGATTTTTGATGAAATGAGAGAACTATTTTTACTAATCTATTAAAAGGAGGTTAAAGTAATGGATGACAAAAAACTATCACCCGTTAACTATCAAACACCTATTCTAGACATACAGCCATATCCATACTACTTACCTACAGCAAATGACGGAAGTTTGACAATGCTTGAAAAGGTAAATGCTATCATCTACCATTTGCAATATATTGATGAAATTTTTAAAGATATTGTAGATAAGTGGAACGAACTAGTAAAATGGCTCGAAGATGGCATGAAAAAAATTATCGAAGATATTCTAGCTAAATGGCTCGAAGATGGCACTATAGAAGAATTACTAAAAGGTGCTTTAAAGGACTATGTAACTAGAAAAGAATTAGAGCAAGAACTATCTGATTTAATGGATAAAATTACAAAACAAATTAATGAAGCTATTGACGCTTTATTCATCCGTGAGTCTACTACTTACACAATTGGCGAAGGTGGAGACTATCCAACACTAAACAAAGCCGTTGATGCTTTAAGTGAAAAGATTGTTGCTAACCGTGGTCAAATTACTTGGAAAATACTAAAAGACCATGAGCTAAAAGAGCAAGTATTTTTAGAAGGTTTAAACCTATCTTATGTAACTATCATTTCAGAAGACGAAAGGGTAAATGTAGATACTAGATATCTAACCCAAGACGTAGAAGTTAAAATCGACCCTGAATATACTGTTACACCTATTTTCTACTGTAAGAATGGTTCACTACCTAACATTGGTACTATATTTGATCTATGTAACTGCGGTGATAAAGTCAATGCATGTGGTGCACATCTTGATAACTCCGATGTAAGAATTTTATCAGGTGCGGGTTTCCTTAACGCTTCATATATCGGCTTATCTGCCGTAAATGGTTCATCTGTAGTTGCTCACGGTGGAACGGTAGATAATTCAGGAAACAGATCACAAGTAGTAGAAGGTGGTTCTATCCCTACACGTGGTGACGGTTTCCGTATCTGGAATAGCACACTATCAGCAACCTATGCTACAGCTAATAGATGTGGAGACGTAGGGTTTAATATCTCTCAAGGTAGTTCAGCTCAATTAAACTCTGCTACAGCGACTAATTGTGGACACCATAATATCCTTATTACATCTGGTTCACAGGCTTCAGCTAGGCGGGGTGTGTTCGATGACGCATTAGATGATTGTGTAACAGTGTATGCGGGCGGCGCTTTAGATGCTCGATATGCTTCTATGTTAAGGGGTGGTGCTTCTGGTATTGTAGTTACCCGTGGTTCATCTGCGAATATCGAATATGCGGCGACTTCTGGTAAAAACGGAGGTATCTATGCTAACCGTGCTTCACAAGTAGATGCCTACGGTGCAACGGCTGATGATTCAGGCACTAACGCAGTAACAGCAGGTAACGCATCAACGGTTAACTTTATTCAAGGATCAGCCAAGAATGCGGAAAACGATGCCTTACACTGTACCCACGGTTCTACTATTAACGCACACCAAGCAGTGTTAACAGGTGCAGGACGTAATGGTATTTTAGCTTATGCGGCTGATGTAATGGCGAACGAAGCCAATGTATCAAATGCTAAGAATCACGGTGTTGAAGCTACACGTGGTAGTAGAATTGTCCTGAATAGAGGTAAAGCTAATGACTGCGGTGTACGTGCGGCGCTTGCTACACAATCTACTATAGACATGTCTTACGCAGAAGCTCTAAGAGCTGGACAAAGAGCAATGGAAGCGACCCAAGGTGGTTCTATTATGGCTTACTCGTCTAATGCTACAGGTGCTACAGAATGGGGTTACGCTGTTTATAATGGTGCTACAATCTCATGTGTAGATGCTACGGGCACAATGAACCGTGACCCTAATACTTTAACAAACAATGGATATATTTTAAGATGACCGTATCGAAAAATGCATTCCTGAATATGGAAGAAATGACCATAAACGCATCTTATATAATGGGGTACCTTTTACAAAAAGGATGGTCAAAAGAAGCCATAGCAGGAATGCTTGGTAATATGCAGACAGAAAGTACAATAAACCCAGGCATCTGGCAAAACTTAGACGAAGGTAATGTGCGGCTTGGCTTTGGATTAGTACAATGGACACCTGCTTCTAAATATATCAATTGGGCTAAGAATAGGAATTTACCGTATAGGGAAATGGATTCTAACCTTGAAAGAATATTGTACGAGGTTAAGAATAACATACAATGGATTCATCCAACAATGACATTTAAGCAATTTACAAGACTTACCACGTCACCAGAAGAATGTGCAGAACTATTTATAAAACACTATGAAAGACCTGCTAACCCTAATCAGCCTATAAGAGCAGAACAAGCTAGATATTGGTATGATAACTTAGACGGTGAAGGTGTGTGCGTACAGTTAGCACAATTCCCTATGGATTATCTATACGTGACCCAAGGTGAAGACGGTGGTTTCTCTCATGGTGGTACATTAGCTATTGACTTCGTAGGTAAAAGTCACCACTACCCATATTACGCACCCTGTTACTGTGAGTGTATAGGTAGAAACGATAGCGAAGCCATCTTAACATATAAATCAATAGGACAGGTTATGTGTGCGGATGGTAAAATGCGTGAAATAGTTTGGAGAAATATTCATGATGATGACTTGTTGTATAACATAGGAGATAAACTACTAAAAGGTCAGATCATGGGTCACACTGGTAATAGTGGTAATAGTTCTGGAGAACATTGGCACTTAGATGTATGGGAAGGCACGGAATTTACAAGAACAAATCCACTACACGTCTATGACGTATTCGCTGTAAACAATGTAGAAATAGCAAACGGTTTTGGATATGACTGGAAGACAAGCAACTATGAAGATTGTGACAACGACGGCGGCGGTGGTGGCGATGATGATAAAAACAATAAAAATAACCTTATTCATCTACTATTATCGGACGCACTAAATGGATGGAGGTAGAAGGAAGATGCATGTAATGTTTGAATGGTTAAATAGATTGGCGGCTAGTCAAGACGGTGTTATTGGTATTCAATTGGGTATTATTTTAGTAGCTAACATACTAGATATGACGCTAGGTTGGGTTAACGCTAAGTTTAATAAAGATGTAGAATTTAAATCCGGTATAGCTCTAAACGGTATCGTTCAAAAAATGGGTAGATTCGTAGTCATTTGTCTATTCATTCCAATGACTGTGCTAGTTCCCTACGATGTAGGTGTTCCTGCTTTGATAGCTTTTCTAACGGCTTACATCATAAGCGAATTTAACAGTATTTTCAGTCATCTAGGTTTAACTAAAGACGGTAAAGAGGGGTCTAGTTTTATAGACTTTCTTTCAGCTATCACAAAAGGAGGAACTAAAAAATGAAAACGGTGGTTATTGATGCAGGACACGGTGGTAAAGACTCTGGTGCTTCGGAGGGTGGTGTTTATGAGAAAAATGTAACACTGCAAATTGTAAAACTAATTAAAGAAGAACTAGTAAATTATGATGTTAAAACAGTATATACGAGACTATCAGACGTATACCCTTCGCTTTCTGAAAGATGTACAATTTCTAATACTAACAAAGCTGATCTATTTTTAAGCGTCCATGTTAACTCTGCCGCAAACAAGACGGCGAATGGTTATGAGACATTGGTATACCTTGGTTATGGTAAAAGCAAACAAGGACAAATATTCCATAAACATTTATCTACTGTTAACAAGGCTTACGGTAAATCTGATAGAGGAATCAAGCAACAAAATGTACAGGTTCTACGATCTACTAAAGCACCTGCCGTGTTAACAGAAAACTTATTTGTATCAAACGAATATGATAGAAAACTACTCGTAGATGATAAATACTTACAATTAGTTGCAAAAGCTCATGTGGATGCTATCGTAGAATTTCTATCATTAAAGAAAAAATCTACCATTGAAAACTATAAAATTAAAACAGGTGATACATTATACAGTATTGCTAAAGATCATAAAACATCTGTAAATGCTATCCAGAAGCGCAACAACATTAAAAATGCTTCTCTTATAAGAGCAGGAAAGGTGTTAAAAATTAAAAGAGGTGAAAAATAGTGGCTGAAAAAGTCTACTGGAAACCTGATAGACTTCTATCCTATGACCGTATTGTTAATATGGTCGTAGGTGGTCGTTCTATAGGTAAAACATACGGCATTAAAAAACAAATTATAAAAGAATTTATAGAAAAAGGACATCAATTTATATATCTAAGAAGATATAAAGGAGAATTGAAAAAAGTAGGACAGTTCTTTGACGCTGTTTCTAAAGAGTTTCCAGATGCTAAATTTGAGGTAAAAGGTAGAGAATTTTGGATAAACGGTAAAAAAGCAGGGTACGCTATTCCTCTAAGCGCTTGGCAAAGTGAAAAAGGTGTCGATTATCCTAATGTAAGAACTATCTTCTTTGATGAGTTTCTAAGAGAAAAGGATAATAGTAGATACATTGATAATGAGGTAGAAGCATTACTAAACTTAGGTAGAACTGTTTTCCGTGATAGAAATAATGTTAGATACCTAATGGCTTCTAATGCAACGACAATGGTTAACCCGTATTTCTTATACTTTGACATTGTACCTGATCTTAAAAAGAGATACAACGCATACCAAAGTATGGTCGTAGAAATTCCTGATTCTAAAGAGTTTTCAGCACATAAGGAAGAAACAAAGTTTGGTACGCTCATTAAAGGAACAAACTATGGAGAAATGGACTTAAACAACAAGTTCATGAATGACTCATACACCTTCGTTGAAAAGAGAAGTAAATACGCTAAATTCCTTTGCTCTATTGTGTTTGAAGGCTTTACCTTCGGAATCTGGTGTGACCCTGTGGCGGGTCTATATTACATGAGTCAAGCGCATGACCCGAACACGAAGAAAGTCTATGCATTGACTGATGAAGACCATAACATTAACAGATTTTTGCTTGACAACTACAAGAATCATTTTGAGTTGTTTAAGACAGTGCAGGCGTTCAAACACTCATACTTACGTTTTGATAGTATTCTGGTTCGTAAAATTGGCTATGAAATGTTTAAAAAGTTAAATGTATTCTAAATAAAAAAGTCATTACCTAAGATAAGGTAGTGACTTTTCTAGTAATTGCGTGTATTGGTTGTGGTCAATAATTCCGTGTAAGACCATGAACTCTAAAACCATGTTCAACTGTACATAATTCATGCTAGGTTCTCCCCTCTCACAAACTTGAATTGATCGTAGTCTATAGACCCTAACTGCGGATGTTCTCTGTATTCCTCTTGGCAAAACTCTATCTTCATAAGGTAAGCATCAATTTGTCTGACTCTTTTCTTATGACCAAAGTATGGGTCTATCGTTCTGAACGTTCTATGACTCTTAGAGTATAAAACATAAACTTCGTGCATAGGTTCATTATATTTCAAATGATGTTTGTTGTGCAATTCGGCGTGAAGTAAAGCATATGTGGATGAAAGGTATTCACCCACGACTCTTTGTTTTCCTGAAATAACTTCCAATGCAATTAGTTGGATATCTTTTTGATCTGGTTTCATTTTTGGTACGCCCCTTTTGGTAATCTTTTTCTATTTTCATATGACCAGTGTTGCCGTTGTGCTTCGATATATTCAATGACTTGTTTTACATTGTCAAACTGTTGATACATTGTATCTTCTAAAACGTCTTTAGGTATTTTGATGTTGAATCTATCATAGATGTCTAATGCTTCATTAACGATAGGTGTTAACTGTGTGACTTCATCTATTGTTAGGTTCTTTAGTGTTTCTTTACGTTGTTCTATCTCTCTGTTAAGGCGGTTGATCTCAATATGTAAGCTCTGTGTTGCCATTGAAGGAACGGGCTTTTCTTCCCGTCCACCCAATGATGAAGCAATACCGATTACCATTACTAGCACAATGATAGCGCAGAAGAAAAGTGTTATCATGCGTTAGTCACCACCTTCATATCATTCATAAGAATGTCGTATACTAATGGTTGATTAGCTTCTAGATAGTTTAGAGCTTCAAACATGTTTTTACAATGCTGATTAGTTAATACGTGTTTTGTACCGATCTGCTTTTCAAGTTCTCCTTGTAGCATGATGCCAATTTGTGAAACGTATTCATCTGTGTAATGATCAAGGTAAGTGTATTCATGAATGACGTAGTTCTCGTTCTCTTTGATAATGATATGTTTGTTGTTCATTAGTTTGTTCCTCCTTCAAATAACATAGTTTCGTTACCTTGTGAATCATAGTAGTTAATTTGTGTTATTGTAGTACAACAACCTGACGGTCTTATTATCTTTTCTTCTATAATGAAGTTCATGTAGTCTAGTCCATTGTCCTTAGAGATACGATTGTTTGATTCACATAGCTTCATTGCAATTTCCTTGTGTTGCTTCAATGGTAATGTGACAAGAATCGTGTCCTTTCTAGTGTCGATAGCTAACATTGTGTAATACTTTAATAGTTGTTCGTTTGAGTTTGTCATAATGTGTTGCCTCCTAGTGTTCTTATTTAACTTTCTATAACTAGTATAACATGCATTTGATAGTTTGTATATAGTTTGATAGAAAAAAGTAGATAAATTAGCAAATTTATTTTACGGGAGAGAAGGATGGTAATTGGGGGAATTTTGGGGATGGTAGAAATTTTTTACCCTTACATT